AAGACCGATTCTATCAAATAACAGTCAAACAAAATGGATTTACTAATATTGTCCTCGATTACCATTGGGGTAGTTGTAATTCAAATCGCGGTGGTTCTAAAAGCATTTCATTGTGTTCCGAAGAAGAAGCAAAAAAAACGATTGAACAGATGATGAAAAGGCGCAAAAGTCGTGGGTACGAACTCATTGCGCCCTTAATAAATTAACAATCTTCCATATGTACAAAAGGAATTTCCATCTCGCCCTTTTTTTCCAATGCAAGATTTTTGGATTCTTCTTTTTCGTGTTCTAATGCAGTTTTTTGCATGGCTTCTAACATCTCTATAGCTCCACAAATCTTATGATATTGTTGGAATGCTAATTCTTTGTTATGGTTTAAAGACACTAATTCCATACTTAATTGATTTGAATCATATTTCATGTTGTAATCCCTATTTAATTAATAATTAAAACGTCTAAATGTCCATAATTTGGTTCGATTTTAAGATAATCTTGTGATGTAGCAGCAGAGCTTGCTGTCCAAATTATTACATTCATATATTTATCGGTCATATCTTTATTAATTTTAAATAAACGTGATTTTACTGTTACACCATGATGTTGCTGTGGATTAATATTAAAACCGTTATTTGGGTCTACAATAATTCCATTTGTTGAATTTTCAGAATCACAAAGCTCTATAGTAGATGCTATCATAAGATTTATATTTGTATTATTTGTAACTTCGAATTCGGAAGTAATTAATAAAACGTCATCCTTCTTTAATTCTTTTAAATAAATGGTAAATAAAACATACTTTTTAAAAGGCAGGCCAGTGTCCAAAGGTATATATGATAATTTTTCTATTTTGTCTTCATAAAAATTGAAGGCAAAAGAATTTATACTAATAATTATACTAAAAAAAGTACTTAAAAATTTTAATTTATTATGCATATTAACGCCTTATTCTTGCATATAAACCACCACACATATTAACAGTACCAGTACTAAATGCTAAAAATCCAGATAAATAGATAGTTGTATTACTACTTACCGATATTTGAAAAAATGGGGCAGAGATTGCCGTAGCTCCAATTGCCGAACCCGATATTCCATTTACTAAAGAAGCATCAGGAACTGTAGCACTTGTAGAACTTATCCAGCATAAAGCGTTACTTGCAATACCTGTAGGATTAAAATAGATATTTCCATAAATGTCCCAGTCTCCGGCACTAATAGTGATAGAAGTTAAATTCTTCGCTGCATTATTACTAATACTAATAGCTGATGCAAATGGAATGACACTTGATACAAAATAACCAACATAGCCAGCGCCTACCGAACCACCTGCCGCACTTGCTTGAACTTGTACCCCTCCATTTCCTTGGCCAGTTAATTGTAAAATGACATTAGGATCTGAGCCAACAGCTTGAAAATTAGGTCCGTTTCCCGTACTGCCATTTTGTACTTGAATATAGTTTACTGCGCCAGATTGTGGATTTAACGATAATATTTTATTGCCATTGGAATCGATTAAACCATTATTTCCAGTGAATTGAACAGATGCAAAGCTAACTGCACTTGTTGTTGCTATAGATTGAGGCAAGCTTAATGTAACGGCTCCCGTTGAAGATGAGGCAATTACTTGGTTTGCGGTTCCTGTAATACTTGAAACGGTTCCTGCAACTGTTGCCAAGGTTCCTGATGTTGGGAATGTAACATTTGTTGCGGCCGTCATTGTAAAGGTAGAAGAAAAAGCCCCTGATGTAGTTAAGTTTCCGCCAAGTGTTAAGGTATTTGTTCCATTATTAATACCTGTTCCCCCTCGAGCTGGAGATAATAAACCTGTCCAACCTAAAGTAAGAGAAGTTGCAGCTAATAATGAAGTTGAAGGAGAGCCACCAAGGGTAAGGGTGACGTTTGTATCATCTGTTTTAGTCATTGCAGCCGGAGTTATAACCGTTCCTGCTTGCCATGTAGGTAATGCCCCAGGGCCATTTGATGTAAGCTGTTCGCCAGCAGCTCCTAAGCCAACAACACTTTGAAGTGCGCCACCCGAAGTTGTTCCACCGCAAACAACAGAAAATGGTATAAATGAACTTGCACCTGTACCACCTCGAGCAACTGAAAGTTGCCCAGTCCAACCCAGGGTTAATGAGACTGCTTGAAGCAATGCTGTTGCAGGTGTTCCACCAAGCGTTAAGGTAACATTACTGTCATCTGTTTTTGTCAAAGCAGATGGGGTAAATGGGCTTCCAAATTGGGCTGCAAAATCTGAAAATTGCATTGCAGTATCATCCCCAAGCCCATAAGGAGCGCGACCAAAGTACATTAAATCGGTTGCTTGGTTGGTTACTATAGGGTTGTCTTGGTAGACCTGAAATATATTTTTAGACATGCTTGTAATCCCTTACAATAATGTTAATCGTTCACCGCTTAAGAGCGTGAAAGGTGTGGTATCAAGCCATAAAAAATAGTCTTCTATAATTCCTTGGCCCATTCCATAAGCAATAACAATGATTAATCCACCATATGCACCTTGCATCTTTAAGTCCTTTTAATAAGAAGGGAGCCGAAGCCCCCCAACTCAATTACTTCATGATGATGTAGTTGAATGTACCAACACCAGCATCACCCGAGCTTGTTACTACGAAAGAACCGTTTCCGGGAACAATTTTCAAAACAGACACAGCGTTTGCTTGAGTGTTCCAGTTACCGACAACGTTACTTCCAGAAGTACAGAAAGCATCAGTGAATGACTGAGCAGCAGCACCGCCCGCAGCAGCAGCACCAGCTACCGATTTCATACGAACCGCAGCAGTAGAAACTACAACTCCACCAGTAGCCGCACCGATATCAGGCACTGTGTAAACAGTAGACTGACCGATAGTGCCACTTGTGATAGTGGTATCAAACGCACCGCCAGCATTACCAGCCGCGATAATCATTGTGCCGTTAGCAGCAGTGGCAGGGAACGCAATAAACGTACCAGCGTCACCACTTGAACCGGAGGTAATGTTTCCAGCAGTAGAAGTAATTGCGCCAGAAGCAGTAATTGTTCCCGCAGAAACAGCTAAATTACCTGTAGATACAGTTGCTCCACCAGCTACACCCAATGCGCCTGTAATGTTTAACGCTTGGCCCAATGTGGTTGTTGTAGATGCCTCTTTAAGGTTTCCTGCCGTATCAGAAAAGACAGCCAAAGCGTTCGCAGTAGACGCGCCTCCAGAAAATGTAACACCTCCGGCAGATGGGTCTGCGTTCCATACAATGGCACTGATACCAATGAATTGTGGTAATGGTTCGACAAGCGTGTAGAAGTTACCAGCATGAACAGAACCCGCACCAACAGCTACATATTGACCAGCTTTCATTTGTTCAATGACTTGTTGGTCATCTGAGCGTTCAAGGATTACGCTTGAAGCGATTGCACGAACCACGTACACACCTTGTTCGTAGGTGTTTGTTTGAGTTTGAAGCAATACACGGTCGCCAACGGCAACTGCAACGCTATCAATAGTCAAAGAAGAAGCCGCAATTGTTAAAGTCGCGCCAACACCGTTATTGCTAGGGCCGTTGCTATATGTTCCTGCAATGTTAGACGTAGATGCCAAGCGCACAGGTGTTAACCAAGGCGAAAAAACAGTTTGTGAAAAGTGTGTAGTCATTTTAAATTCCTTTTTGATTAGTAATATTACCCTTTAAAGTTAGCTAACTTCCCCATACCAAATTAGTAGCTGTTGTACCTGCGCTGTTTATCCTAATAGAGAAAACAGGGTGCCATACGCCAGCAGCCAATCCGACAAGAGTCTGTTCGGCGCCGTCCCATTTTGTATAGGACACGTCACCTTGCACGCCAATATATAACCAGCGAGCGAATTCGACTGAACCATTAGGCCCATAATAAGAGTCTGGTGTGGCATCGCCTGTGCGTGCGACTCCTGACATGACACGAGTTGGCCCCGTGTAAGCATTTGGGTCTAAAGGCTGTATAAGACATAGTTGTACGGCCATCGTTTAATCTCCTGGTTATAGTTTAATGTAAAAATTCATGTAAGTACTGGGTGGCATATTTCCATCTGCGGCACCTTGAGTGTTTAATGTTCCGCCTCCTGCATTTGCAATATTAAGAGTAACAGCAGTTGGCCCTCCTGATAACGATACAGATGCATTTCCGCCAGCATTATTTACTAACGCGCCAGCACCCATTGGAGTCGTTGCACTACTTCCAGTATGATTATGCAACGGCATTGCAGCATAAGTAACAACCTGGCTTCCTAAGAACTCACCTAAAACTCTTGCTGTTAAACCAGAGCCAAATCCAGCTTCTGATAATGCTCTTCCTAATGCCCTAGGCAAAGTAAGTGTTTTGCCTGCAATAAAGTCAGCAATTGCAGTCGCTCCTCTTCCTGTTGATACAGGTGCCCAAGTATTTATAACTGCATCCCATAAAGTTTTATATAATTGGAATGTGTCTTGGTTTGCGCGGGTTGTAGCACCTGAGCCTGTATTACCAATTGAGCCATCATTCATAGGAACCCATCCACCAGGGGCGGTAACCAAATAGCCTGGTCGCACATCACCCGTTCTTGGGGTGGTGTTTATGGAATCAATTTGGTCGTATGAGTCAAATTCCAATTCTGGGTCAATATCACCTAAGAATAATGCGGGCTTAATAAAGTAAACGTCACAAGGAATGCCTAGTGGCATTTCAATCTGAATATAAAGCGCATCATCATTAGTGGTTTGCCCTGGCGTTCCTAGGGATTTACCCGCAACCGATGGGATAGCAAAGTTAAATGGGAACCAAGTCCACGTGGTAGTAAGGCTTGCTGTGCCAATCAAAGTCCGTACTTCTGCACTTGCAGCCGTTCCCGAACCAAAATATTGGCGTACATAAATGTTTACATCAACAGGAGTTGCCGCGACTGCTGCCCAAAATCCAAAGGTCATTGATTGGTTCGATAAATTCTTAACCTTTTGGGTAATTGGGAATTGGAACGCTTTGTACGTTTCCCCTGCTGGGCTGTTTGTACATTGATAGCGTACGTAATCAACAGGGGTAACATCACCAGTCAATGGATAACTTGCCAAGGGAAATAATGGAAAATAAATATTGTCAGCGCCATTTGTATTGCTTTTAACAAAACGAATATCTGGCCCAAGCGTGCCATTAGTTCCAACTACGGGAACACTTGTTGCCGGAGTAAATCCCTTGTGGTTTGATGGCGCAATAACCAAGTTGGTAGCCAAAGAGTTATTGGGTGCAATATTTCCCGCAATGTCATCAATGTGGTTTATGAACTGACTATTTGTAATGTAATTTACAATGGGAATGTAGCTTGTGACTATTCCGCCGCCGCCTGAACCTGGTGGGTAAAAGTCATCAACCGTCCAAAGTAAATTGTTTTGGGCGTCATATGCCTCAAGGTAGTACGTATCTGCCAAGTCATCGCTATCAACTGCCCAATAGAATGGCCCCTGTGTACCGTTAAGGTCAAATAGAATAGGGTTAGTCCAGGGAATAGTTCCTGCTGGGTCTTGGTAGACAGTCTTTTTCTCTGTCTTATTTAAAGAACGATACGTGTATAGCTTTGCACCGCCAGCCACGCCACCGTTATTGTCTATGATGACCCACTTTGGAGTAGGCGCAAGCAAGTAACTTATCGTCATATTCACATTCCTTGTGAAATTATGTATCTATTCTAAAGCATTTTCATTGATATAAATAATGCTTGTTTTTTATCCACTATAAATACTATAATGTATTTTTGTTAACCAATCGGACTTCTATGATTAGTTTATTTCTGTTTGGCTTCCTAGCCTATAACATTGTCCAAATGTTCATTACAAAAGACATTGATTTTTAATCCCTTCCTGCTGTAACAAGTTTCTTAACCAAATCAAGAAGCGCATTTTTTGGCATCATATAAGCACCTGCTGCAACACCTAAAGCATTCCTATAAGGCTTAAACTTTGAATATCTGCGATATTCATTTTGGCCTCGTCTTAATAAATTAGATATATCATGATGGCCTTGAGCTTCTAATCCCTGATGAATTTCATCTAATAATCTATTTCTTGTGGCCATGCCCGCCCTTCCATGCGCTCTTTCTGATGCTGAAAATAGAGACCTTGCATAATCTGAGGAATGCTTACCTAAATCAGATTGCAGTCTAAATAAAGAGTCATAATCACCATAATGCGCGTCCTCTATTGCATTTCTATAGGGTGCGGTTCTAGGCAAGAATTGTGCAGCGTCCTCAATAATATTAGGGTCTACCTCAAGTGGTGCTATATTCCTGCTTCGCCCCATATTTCTTGCCTGTCTTAATGAGCCACTAGCCCCGCGTCTAGTTAGATGAGGAAGCAAACCAATTCCCCTAAGGGCATTTGCTCCGCCAATTATATCTGGTGCATATTCAACGCCTTTTTGAATGACATTATCTAATGTCGAGGGCTGTCCTTTTTGACCCAAAACATCAGCATAATTTGTCGTGTCATTGGGAAGGTATGAAGACAATGGGTGTTCAAATGGCTTTCCTCTTAATTTCTCTATAGGCCATTCGCCTAAAGAGGCTAAGTCATGGGGTAGGTTATGAAGATTTCTACCCGCATGAGTTAAGCCAATTAGAACGTCCCTAGGGATCCTTTTCCAAGCGCTTTCCTGGTTGTCTTCTTGAGGAACTTCATTCCAATCAGACTGCATTGGAGTGCCTCTGCTTTGTGGTGGTGCCTCGGTTACGACTTCCCAATCAGACATTTGGAACCCCCATTTTTCGAGCCTCTTCAAGAGTTACCATTTTGGTTGCGCCAGTTTTGTTATTTCTCACCTGGATTTTCCTTTGTAAGCGCTCCTTTGTGGCTTTTTCAATAGAGCGTACATCAACCATTTTGTTAGCTTGCTTGACTGCATCGGCTTCGTTATAACCTTTTTGCAGCAATTCAGAGACGATTTGGTTTTTTTGTTCTGCAATGTCATGAAGTGCCGTAGCAGACTGTAGTTTTCCAATAGCAGATTCAACCGTATCATGTGGCGTAATCTTTTGGCGTTGTGCCAAATCAAATTCACGCACCAATGGTTTTCCGCTAAATCCTTGTACAGTAGAAGCAATAAAGCTCTCGCCAGTCGATAAAAAATCACCGATAAGCTCTTTCTCTTCGGGTGTACCCATGACTTTTAGGTAATCAAGTTGTTTGTTTTGGAAGCCAGGTATTTTATTGCGCATGTTCGCAAAAACAGGGTTCTTGATAATTCCTGTCATCCTATCCAAAACAGCACCGGAATTGCTTAAGCCAAGTTGGCTTTCACCGATTTGTTTTAGCGCATCAGCACGGTATTCGCCTTCTTTCTCAAATTGCTTAACAGTTCCTTTGTACTCACCTGTGTTTTGAGCGTAGGTTTTTTGCGGAATACCCTTTGTAAGTTCAAGTTTCATTGAGCCGTCAGGGGTATTAACATCCTCTTCATAAACAGGTTTGCCTTTCGCATTGTACCATTGCTGACCTTCAAGCGTGACGCCATCTTTAGGACGGTTTCCCATAGGCGGTGCCATTGGTGCCGATTGCTGCCCAGCACTATTTGGCATCTGTGGCATCTGTTGAGGCGCTTGCTGTTGTGGTTGTGGTTGGGTTTGTCCTTGCATCTGTCCCCTACCAGGATTGTCTTGACCGCCAAAAAAATCTTTAAGTTTGTTAACAAAGAAATTCCCGTGCTTTTGTTGACCGCCTTGTTGCTGCATTTGCTGAAATGCATTATTTGTATTACCACCACCCATTCCAGCAGTTACCGCTTGTTGAAGGGCTTGTTTGGCTTGAGCATCACCCATATTTGCAATGGCAGAATCATTTCCGAGCAATTTTGCAAGGAACTGTGGCCCCATTAAATTGGCATAGGCAAGTTTACTCGCAGCTTCCGCTTGCATAGTTGTAGGTGCATATTGCTTTTTAATCTCATTTATTTTTCGCAATATCATATCGTTGCTAAGTTTATTTATTCCGCCCATAGCAGTAACAAGACCGCCACCTGGGCCAACGTCAGGAACAACTCTTGGTAATGGTAGAGCCATAATCTATATCCTTATAAAAAGCTGCCAATGATGCCGCCAACTCCACCAAGCATATTCCACCAGTCAGATTGTCTTCCGGCCTCTTTTCCGTAGGCTGCATCGCCCATTTTGTTACCCATATTAGAGAACATATTAGACAGTGAATTTGCTGCATTTTGACCACCTTGCATTAAATTGTTTTGACCTTGTCCGTACTGTGTATTAATTCCCAATACGTTTTGTAGCCATGAATCCATGCCTTGTTGTGAAATATTTCCGGCATTTTGTTGCATTTGCTGCATTAATGCCGAGCTTCCCATTGTGCCATTGGCAGACCCCGCATTAATTCCCGCATTTTGCGCTTGACCCTGTAAATATGAATTATACGGGCTTTGCTGGTAATTTTTCATTTGGTCATTAATGAATTTACTAGGGTCTTGCTGGCTTTGTAACCATTTCTGGTAATCACCAATAGCGCCTTTTCCGGCATCTAAATAGGGTTGTTGTGTTTGCTGCCCCATTTGCATGTATTTTTGGTACTCTTCCATAGCTTTATCATAAGGCTTGCCGGAGTTGCCAAACATGCCACCTAAAAGGCCACCAAGGCCACTTCCAAACATGCTAGAGTCAAAAGCCATAGTCATTCATCCTTGTCTATACGAAATTAACCCAAGCCCCATTCTCATAACCCTGGAACTTGTTTAACGTCGTGTTATAAATTGCAAATCCATTTTGCACATTCTGCAATGCGTTACGCTCTGCTGTTGTAATTCTTGGGAATTGAATCCCATTTTGTGTCAAATACCCCTGCAATGTTTCAACAAACGTTGCCATGAAGTCAGACCAAACACCGCTTAAATAATCCCCACTCTTGGTGACTGGGTCATAGGTTGGAAAATTGTCAAAATTACGCGCCATTTATTACTCCGGTAATTGCTCAAAGACCCAAGCAGCACCCAATACAACAAATGGAGTCTTATTAAAGAACTCAATCTTAGGGGTATACCCTTGTCCTCTAGGGGTTGTCCCTAGTTTTCTCCACACACTTCTAAAGGTTCTCTGGCCAATATTTCCCATTGGCGCTTTGGTGTAGTTGCCATAGGTCTGGCCACCATCTTTAGAAATTGCCAAAAATATTACAGGCGCTTCTTCATTGATGACCACGGGAACTAAACGAATGGTGTTTACGCCACTTCCTGCCGTGGTTATGTCAATGGAAATCCCATCAAATGCGTCTTGCTGTGTGGCTGCAAGTCTTATGGTTGCGGGAATTCCTGCGTTTAACCTGATTATGAAATAGGTTGTGTTCTTGGCCAGTGGCGACGGTAATGCCCCATTACTATCAAGTCGCACGGCTTCACCAGTTTGCCAAAATTCTTGCAATTCAGAGATGGTAATAATGTCTGTACCTGCGTTGGCTGTGAACGGTGAGGTAATATCCAAAAGCTGTTCAGCGCCTTGCAATACGTCAAGCTGGAATCGGTCAACACGTAGGCGTGTGTAGCCTTCTGGTGACATTTGTCGGCCAATCCTCATACGTCTGATGGCCTCACCTGCGTTAGTCGATATCCTGTCATTTACCCTATAAAATATTGGTGAATTGTAAGAGCCGTAATAATTAACGCCATCAAAATAAGCGTGAGTTTGGGCGGGGTGCCTATCGCCATTTAAGACCTCCTCTTCATGCCATTTGGGTGATTCTTGTGTACTCATGGAGACATTAAGTACAAAAGTATGATTAGCCAGAGTAAAATTAAGCCTGTAAAAAATGAGGCCGTTCTCTTTGATTAATATGCCTCGCGCATCTTCAACGCCACTTAGGGGATCTGCTGCATATTGCGCTAGCTGATAATCCAAAGCACGGTTGCTGACTGGTATAGATTCGGTTCCCTGTACTTCCATAACCCCTGCAAGCCCGTCTTTGTCCTGAGCCAAAAAGAACATTCGGTCAAATCCAACGGCCACACTGCCAATTGCAGGTGTTCCCACTTCCATAAGCAGTGAATTGTTACGTCTAAAAGGTAAATTCGTGCCAATACCTGCGTTTTCCCAAACCTCTGTGTAATTTTGAGAGAAGAAAAATATGCGCCTGTGAAGCGTTCTACAGGCAACAATAGTGCCTGGATGGGACGTAATTTGTCCTAATTGAACCTGCCCAAAGACGCTTATTGTATTTGTTGGTGCGCCATTGGTGGTCAGGTCAATAAATACGTTGGCAATCGCATTGGCGTAGCTTGTGGCAAGCCTGATTGTTCCAGGGTTTTGCCCAGCCAAACCAACCCGTATCGCATAATAAGTTTGAGGCGGTCCAACTGCTAACGGTGCGGGCAATGTTCCAGTAGTCGTAAAGGTTACGGGAACACCTGTAGCAAAGTTTGCATTGCTAATGCTCAGAGTGAGCAAATCAGTAGTAGAATTGGCTGTGAATGTGGCTTGCGCTCCACTCCAAACCATCCCTTGGTTGTAAGAACTCAATTGGAACTCGTTTGTTCCTCCATGAGCCACAACGAAAAATCCGTCTAAATAGCAGACATCCACGGGTGCCGCTGGAAATCCTGTATCGGTAATTTGCTCAAAAGTGTTTGAATTGGTGTCCCAAATATAACCTGCTTGGCCATCGACAAAAATCACCTGAAAAGTGTTAGCGTCAATGCCAACATAGCCAGCACTTGTTCCGATAGTCCCGATAAGAGTATTAATGAGATTGCCTGTGGTGCCTGTAGTTCGATATACAGAAACTCCAAATACCTGGTAAATGGCACCGTCAAAAACAAAAGTCTGTCTTGCGCCTCCAGTTTCAGCGCCAAAAGGTAGCATTGTATCGACCAAACCCGCTGTTGGAAGCATTGACTTAGGACGTTTGCCTTGTGGGTCAAGATACTCAAACATGTTAACAGTGCGTTCCGCATTTATCGTACTCACACGCTGGTTGTCGTAACTGCCTACTATGTCATAATCTTTCGCATCATTATTAGCCATAATTAGTACGCCAATATATTTTGCCAGTAGAACGGCTCAGCTCTGCTTAATACGGCAGATGGTCTGATGGTTAAATCCGTTTCATTGGCATTTTTAATGATGTTCATATATTCCTGGTAGGTGTCCTCATTTTGTTGAGGCCAGTTACCCGATGGGTAATACGCAAGGAATCTTCGGCTTAAAGTGAATTTCAATAGACCATAGTAAAAAGGTGGCATTTGCCCAAGGTTTCCATTGGCAACCACACTATTCATCATACTTTTAACGCCTAATTGGCATGGGTATGGCTGGTCAGGTGATGGATATAGGGTAATAAAGCTTTCGTCTGCTTGTTTATCTAAAAAGATAAATCCTGGACGGGTATTAAGCGGTGTTAAGCGGGTAACACCATAATATTGGGCTTTGTTAATAATTTGTAATGGGTAGATAATGCCCTGACCTGCGCTTGGCACGGTATAGTTGGCATAACTTAAATCAACCACGCGATTGGTTACTACATCAGCAGAAACCATATCTGAAAGCGAATAGGTGCGCTGTCCTACGACCATGTTAAAGCTAACGGTGGTTATGTAGGGTATATAGATACTGTCAGAGTCATACATAGCCAGAATTTCATTAATCAATTCCAACCCTGTAGACAACATAAACGAATCAGGAGTTTCATTCGTAGCCAACTCACCAAGTAGGTAAAGAGAGCTTGTAATTAACTCGTTGACCGTCTTTACGACTTGGGACATGGCGACCTCCTCATGATGAAAAAAGAGAGTAAAATCGACATATCACTAGGACATGTCGATTGTATCAACTTATTTCAAAGGGAACGCATCATCTAAGCCTTTGCACAATTTACGGCCAGCAGCTTGTGCTTTCTCGCCATCGTTGCTCATATAGGCATTAAATTCGAGCATTTCTTTAGGTGCGCCTGGACGATTACCCATACGAGTTTTCATTTTGGCTTGCTCTTTTCTAACAAAGGCATTGTTAGATTGAACCATGCTGTTGTCTTTCATTTGGATTTCTCCTTTAGTTTGTCCTTGGCAGCTTCGGCTTTCGCTTTGTCGGCCTTTTCCTTTTTAATGTCAGTCTCAACTTTGATGCGGTAATTCTGCGCATCGCATGGACTGTCAAACCAAACACCCGTTGCTCTCAGGCGTTCCGCTTCATCTTCTTCGACCACTCGCATGGCATCGATTGGGTGATAGACACAAGTTAGCATTGGGTGTTTCTCCTTAAGACAGTACTTTAACTGCGTACTGTGCGTGCCACTTAAAGCCACAAAGTAAGTCGATACGCATATAGTTTTGGTAACCTAAGATGTCACCAGTTTGCGTTACCGCAAGTGATAAACCAGTCTCAGGGTCAACCGCTACAGACGCATAAGGAACTTGCAGTTTGTAAAGGGGCGGACAAACGATATCCAAACCACGGCTTGGGTAAGCCACGTTACAGTTGTAAGAACCGACCATAGTAACGGGTGCGTTATTAGGTATTGGGTTGCTTACGTTTCTGTTCGGGTTTTGAGTATCAGAGATAATGATAGGAGCAACTTGTACAGATAAGTTACCAGCACCATCAGAAGCAGCATTGGCAGTAACAACAAACTGCATGTCTTGGCCAGTAGCAGCACGACCTACAGGGTTAACAGACTGCACGCCTTCAATAGAAATCACATCCCCTACCACGAAGTAATCAGCGATGCTTATAGTTGCGCCATCCATAAGAATGGTGTTACCAGAAGCAACAGCACCGTTTACTAACAGTGGGTCAGAAGAGTACAGGCGTGGGCCAGCACCAGCGATATGATGTTTAATGTTCTGAGATTGGAAAATGTCGAAATACGACAAGTGACCAATTGCAGAAGAGCGCACGATGTCTTCGTTAAATACAGGAGTGAAGTTATTTAACAACGCACCTTTTAAGCTAGAACCATCTCGTACAGTCATTGCCATGTAAGCATCAGACGCAATATTTACGCCTTGCTCAAGCAATTTAGCACCAGCAGTATCTACAGTGGTGAACGAGTTAATAGCCACACCAGCAGTACCAGTGAAGAAGTTAAGCTCTTGTTCAGCAGCTTGCGCAATGTCTTTTTCCATCTGGGTAATTACTTCCTGGATTGCAGGAGCAATAAACAGACGTGAAAAGTCCTCAATACGCAAAGACAAGTCTTGGATTGTGTAGGCTATCAGCGCGTGGTATTGATGCGCGATAACAATTGTTTCAACAGTTTCTATGATTGACTGTGGAGTTGCTACGCTACCATCACCAACGATGAAATGGTTTTGTCTACGAACTTGTAATGTATCGCCAATCTTATAACCAGAAGACACGAAGTCATCTTGATAAATACGAGAAGCCGTCATTACAAACGGTGCATTGTTGGCAAACATTGCCAACGCAGTGTTACTGACTAGGTCAGTTGTAATAAATTGGTTAGCCATCCTGGGTCTCCATTTAATCCTTTAAATGGGTACACAGACTGACAAGGGTCTCATTGAGTTTTAATCCTTAAAACCCTACGTCACTTCCATGTACCAGCCTTCATCCGCGCCCTGATAACAGAGGGCGGAGTTTTATCCGTAACGGCTTGGGAAGCGACTGGGTTTGCCCTAACAGTTCCTAATGGAGCAGAACGGCTTCCCGCTTGCTTTGTTCCATTGTTTCCCATTAAAGAAAACGACAGCTTGTTCACTTCCCTTGCTTGGTCTAGGGGATGGAGTTTAGAGATTCTTTGTAACTCAGAACGATTTTTACCTAAGCGATAAGCAACTTCGGCTGGGTTCTCAACAAGTAACAGCGCGTCCCGCACTGCGTCAGTAAAAGGGGCATCGCCTTCTCTTACGACATCGTCAAAATCCTCGTACTTGTCAGACGCACGGTCAAACTCATCATTCAAACGCTGATACTGCTTTTGAACATGAGCGTGGCTTTGTGCCTCTTTAGCTTGTCTCTCTTCGTGTTCCCTCATTCCAAGAGCCATGCGTACTGCTTTCTGTATGCGTTCCTCTTCGTTTACACCTGGAGAGCTAGGCTGCCCTGGTGAATCGTAAGCGGTTTGTTGATGATGAGGATTGGCACTGTCCGCCATCACCGATTGCATGTGCGTTAAACGCTCATGTAATTGGCGCATTTCCCTGGCGTGTTTCTTGGCCTGCATTCCCAATCGCTTTTTTACGCTAATGGGGTCGTCCTCTTGCGCTAGTCCCTGGTCGTCCTGAACACCCTGTTCTTCGGCATCACCTGGCCCAACACCGCCATTCTCAACATCTTCATTATCGCCACTTAAAGCTTCGGCTAATTCGTTTTGGTCTTCGTCCATGATTTCTCAAACTCCATTTCGACACGTAATCGCGCCCTAGGCCATACGGTAGGCCTGAGACCCAGAGGAAATCCTTTCCTCGATACTTAATAGTATATTCCCTATTTAAAAACCGTTGTACGCCATATCTGGCGGTTAAGGTGGTACAATGTACCCTTAATTACAAATAAGGAATAAAATGATTGTTAAAATATGCAAGATTCATGGTGGGTTAACAGAAAAAGATGCTTGGTTTGTAAAAAGCCAAAATACCTATAGATGCAGACCATGCCGAAGAGACTTTAAAAGGAAAGAAAAATATAATATTGGTGACGAATATTTTAGAGAGCTGTTAAAACAGCAAAAGGAAGTTTGCGCTATTTGTAAAAAGAAAGAGTCATATTTTTTATCAAAAACAAAAAGAATTAGAGAGCTTTGCGTAGACCATTGTCATGCAACAGGGAAAATAAGAGGATTGCTTTGCACCCAATGCAATATAGCTTTGGGTAAATTTCAAGAATCAAAAGAAAACTTACTATCAGCGATAGAGTACCTTGAAAAATATAGTTAGGGGTTTATCAGGGGTTATCAGAGAAAATTGCATAGCGAGCTGGAAAAGCCCGCTACGTGAGAGTTTTTATCTTTCTTTAGGAGTGGATTTGTGAATGCTTGACAAAACTTGTGCCAATTTTGATGAAAAATCGTTGTCTGCTTTCTCATAATCCAATTCAACCTTGCGATTCTCAAGCCCAAGCTTTTGACGCTCAAGATGTCGCTTATCTGCCATCTCTTGGGACTTCATAATCATTTCAGCTTGTTCAAGTAAATGCTTCTCTTTACGAATCTTCAACTCTTCGGCTCTTTCCATGAGTTGTTGTTCTTCAAGGTGCATTTTTTGCTCATTCATAGCCATTTGTTGCTGTTGCGCCTTCATCTGCGCTTGCATCATCTGTTCTTGAGGGCTTGGCGGTTGAGGGGGTAATTTCTTGCCTTCCTCTTCGGCAATAATTTGAGGGGGAACGAGCGACTTAAAGCGAGAAGCAATTTGTGGCATGAACTGAACATCCAAGTTCTTAGCCCAAAGGTCTGCAATAAGCGGGAAAGTTTGCGGATTAGCTTGTATCGTCTGCTGGAAAAATTCAAGTGCAATGTCTTTCTGCACCGCAAAGCTCGGCCCTGTATCGATTTCAACATCATAATCTCCTGTATCTAGTACGTTTTCGCGAATTGGTTCGCCATCTTCGGTCTGACCTGTCACTTTGTTTAATGTGATTGGCTCTGACCTTCCATCGGCTTTAGAGACAATCATGTGTCGCTCATGTTCCCCTGCAATTACAGGTAAAAGGTCGTTTACCACCCTTCCGCCCTGCTCTACTGCCTGATTAAGGTTATCAAACCAGACATAAGCGGACATTGAGCCTTCCAGTTTGCGCTCACGCCTAGCTTTGCCTGACATGTCATGGCCTTGGAGCGCCTCATTTTCAGAAAAGCCCAATATTTCGCGCATGTCTTGCGAACCACGCTGGAATTGTTGCAATAGGGTAGGGGATAGTTCCCATGCTGGCATTTTTTGCGGCAATGCCCCTGTTTTAGGGTCGGGTTTCGCTGTAAGAATACCTGCCTGTAATTCAGGGTTACGCCACACTTGCTCATTTCCGACAATATTATCGGGTGTCCCAAGCCATTGTTCCCGTCTACGGTTTTTAATTTCCGCTGCAATCTCAGAACCCACATAGTTAATGAATTTCTGAGCGTCTTTTGCTTCATGAATGAACGAACGGGTATATTGTTTACCATTAATATAATTCGAGTCACCATCAACAAACACGATTGGCAGGTATTTTGATGGCCAGTCGGTAAAGTCTATAATCTGATTTTGAGTTAGCACGTATTGGCGAACGACATAATCTTTTGAATTACGCTCACCAACGATTGTTGGGATTTCACGAAGAATAATATCGCCAACCACTTGTGAAGACCGTGCGATTTCCTCTTTAATTTTGTACTCTTTCTGTCTTTCGTCCCACTCATCCTGAGTAATTGACTCACCATTGGACAAAAGAAGTAGTTTGATAGGGAACCATTCTTTACGGGTGTACTTACAAACCACTATGGTATCGCGGGTTTCCCATTGGAAATCTAGCAATGACCTTGGGTCTGAGTAGCTAACAGGGTTCATTACATGCGGGTAAGTAGCATAAAATTCTTCTTTAGTGTACAGGAATTGGCGCGAACAAAAGTTACCGTCCCCTTTATGGGGCATCATAGCCGTGGGGTCAAATGATGTTCGGCTGGCATCGGGAATTAATTCATAGCGTATGGTTTGGTTAAATGACAGTGGGTTTTCGTAGTCTAGGCATATTTCAAACGCCCCATAACCCATCATCAATGCCGACCTAAACGCTGTCTGATAGACTAAATCGTTCTGACTTTTGTACGATATGGATCTGACTAAGTCAGCACGCAAATCAATTTGTTTCTGATTGGCTTTGCCGCTTAGTGAACGCACCATCAAGTCAGGTTTGTTTTTGCGTTGTTCCCCTGCAATCTTTTTGGTGACATCGTATAGCTTATTGAATGTCATTGCAGGCTTAAACAAGCGTGAGAACTCGGAACGTTCGACTGCTGACCATTGGTCGCGCAATAAGAAGTTCATGTCATCCCGACCACGCACTACGTTCTCGTCAAAGTACCCATCCCAAAGGACTAAGTCTTCGCGTGCTCTTTTTAATACTTCTGCCTCATCGATTCCAGCATCTTCTAGTCGTGACTGTAGACGCTCGTTGATTTCCTCAACATCTTCAATGGGCATTTGTTCAGCAATAATTTCCATGCCAATTCCCCGTCCGTTGGGTTAAATACCTTGTCCTTAAGTAGCGACTTCAACAATCCTATGTCAAAGTCGCCTTTTAACGCCCTAATCTAAGGGTGTCTTAAGCAGCTTCTGCGAACTCTGCATCAACTACTTCTTTTGGTAGCTCGAACTCTTTCCAGTCATCAGCCAACAAATCTTCTAATGAGAAAATAAAGTTTCCAGCATTAGTTGATGGAACAATAACTACTTTCCAAACGTGGGTCATGCCAGGCATTAAAGATAAATAACCTTCGTTAATTTCCCATGCTGCACGGTGCATTTGTTTGCCTGCTTGTAAATTTGATAACGCTTCTTGCAATAACATCCTTATTTCTCCTTGATTTATGGTAAAACGGTTAGTGTACAAACGCTGTTTGCAAACACTGGTTTGTAAACCTGATGGCCATCTGAACCAACGGTAAATACAAAGTCGGTAGCTTCTAATGCTATATTCTGAGTTTTTAAGTAGTTGTCGAGATATCCTGCTGTGCTAATTTGCGCAAGTGTGCTTGCTGGGCAATACAAACGGCATAGTCTTGGGGTTACATCGTTATTTTCACCTGCAAAACTGCATATTAAAGTAATCTGTGATTGTATAGCCATTGTGTTGCTCCCTAGTTTTTACCTACAAGTTTTAGAATTTTACCGCCATGTTGTTGTGTCATAGCAGCAACCACCATATTAAATTGTTTCTCGCACTGAGTACATCGGTCTCTATTGTTTAGGTTCGTAACAAATCGAACGCAATACTTACATCGTACATTACTCATACTCTTCTTTTCCTCGACTGCCAACCAACGGAACTAATGATGTAGCTTGCATTTTGTTGCACTGCCAACCTTTGTTGGCGCTCTTTAATTAACTGCTCTTCTCGTATTTGCAATCGAACTCTGTACTCTTCAAGCTCTTGTATCTTCTCTTGGCGCTCAGCTTCACGCCTCTTGTTTTCCTTTTTAATCTTTTTTATTCGCTTCTCTTCTAACGCTTTTTGTCTTATGCGTTCATTGGTCTTTTCTAGCTCTTTAACCTCGTAAAGCGAACGCTGCTCACGGGTTACATATACTCTTAAGTCATCAGCCTTTTGGGTTTGTTGCTCCATTATCAAGCAATATTCATAACTTGGCTCTTTTCCAGGCTCCATCCAATCTGATAAGCATGTATTGCTGTTAAGGGTCATAAGCTTGTCAATGTTAAGCTTGCCTGTCTCTAAATCTTTATGTCTGTAATCAAACAGATAATTCCAATGCGCGCTAATTTAAAAAATCCTCATTACCGGATTGTACATATTCTCGTACTTGTTGCTTTCAACCTTGTCATTAGTAATTCTATCACTGGCTAATTCAAGGCACCCATAACCTAGACCATCCATTGCGTGTGAGTACACGTTCTTGTTTGGCTTGTCTTTGTAGCGCTCTTCACCACCTACGGCTATTCGAGAATACACATAGCCTTTAACAAAACCCTTAAATAAAGTGGGGCATTGTTTTTTATCCAATACAAATCCTGGCTTGCCATCAACCATACGGTTTAGGAAGTAACGGACAGAACCTAGACGTGGGTCAATATCATTTGTTCGTGCTGAGTGCGTGGGAATGCCTAGGGTATTTAGCTCGCCAATACAGGACATTTCCTCAACTATTTCGTTTCGTGCGTTTCCTGCTGGGTCTGCAATGGACATCCCTATTTTGCAATAAGGAAAGTCTTTGGCTATTTGAGGAATGACAATAGCCTCGGCAAAGCTTCTAATACCCATACCATCGGCTATGTACTCTTTAAGCACAAGCAACTGGCCTCTGGCCGACAACTGCAATACCACGCAAGCAGGTGTTAACCCAAAGTCCCAGCCTAAAATAAGTTGCTCTCCTTGAATAGCTGCAAGAGAATCAACAGCATGAAAATCGGGATTAAATTCTGGATAAACTCGCTTACCAAAACCAACAGCACCGTATTCACCAAGACAAAACACCTTAATAAACTCTTGAGACTGTCCTTGGGCGAGCTTCTCATAGTAATCATGAGGCAAATGGTCAAAGTTATCACACGCTGGATTTCGTACCCACTTGTCATCTTCATCCTTAATTAAACCAGGTGGTTGTTTGAATAACCGATGGCCTTCATAAGTATTTTCTTCAAAGTCTTTGAATATCCAGTGGTCATCTTCAGGTGGGTTGGTATCGGCAATAATGCCAGACCAATACGGTTCATGACAAAACGCCTTTGATGGGTAGCGGTTAACCCGTCCTTTCATGTGGGCAAGCGCTGCCTTTGGGACTTCGGATAACTCGTTAATGTAGCAACCTGTTAACTCAAGAGATTTAATCTTGCGCACATCTTCAGGTCTATCAAGGGCTATGAATAATAACTCAAGTTCTACAATACCAAACCCGTCATTAAAGCTATGTTCGTAGGTCATTATAGGCTTTTGTCTCTTGCGTACATCGCCTAAATCTTCGAACCAACTAAGCCAAGTAGCTAGGGTTGTTGTGGCAAGTTCCCCAGAAGTATTTCGCACAATTCCCCACCGGCTTCGTCTTCTACCGTTATGCCAACGTGGAACTGCGCAAGCTCGTCTAACAATTTCTGCTGCTGCCCATGTACTCTTTCCGCTACCATAAGGCCCCATAATGACACGCACAAAGTTATTATCGAGATGAGCAATATCACCAGTCGCAGTTGGAATATAGATTTTATCCTGTTCTTTAGCATGTATCGTCATCCTTGTATCGTTAATAGTAATCTGCTTCTCAATACCCTTTTTTCGAGATTCTTCGATTGCTGCAATGCGTTTGGCTATTCCTGATGCGCTTAAACTCATTTCTCTAAAATCCTTTTAGGCGGCGGGGTTTTGTATGGGGAACGAGTATATGTATCGCGTAAATGCTCTTGCGTGGTGAATCGAACACCGCACTTTATGCACTCGCGTCTTCGGTAAATTTGATTGGTTCTCTCGTCTTTGTTAGTGTCAACCACGCGAGATTCACCATAGCCACAACTGCGACATTGCACTATTTTCTCACCCCTCGTAAAGTCCTACTCATCGTAGCCTTTAATGATGGAGTATGACGTTGCTTTGGTTTGCGTGTTTGATGTTCAAAGTCATTCTTTTGGGAATAGGACTCATAAGATGGTGCCGTTTCCGCTACCTTCTTCTTTTTGACCTTCTCTACCCAACTGTTTCTGATTACAGCCATGCCCTATATCCTTATTCAGTTTCCGCTCTATCCTTCGAGCGTTGCGTGCTGTTATAGGGCGTTTCGTTTTATGAATACGCCCCGCTACCCATTCAGCACTTATTTCTTCATTTTACCTAGTGTTTCAGCTAACCTTGCACGCTGTCCTAACTTGCCTGGTGCTTTAGCTGCTTTGTCTAAAGTCTTTTTTGGTATCTTCTTTCCTTCGGGTACGCCTAACTCTTTGTGTAATGCGCCAGGCTTCTTGATAGCCTTAGCAATCCATTTCTTGTCAGCCATGATTACTTACCCTTCTTCATGCAATCTTTCTTGATGGTTTTACGAAGCATGGCCTTGTCTTGCTTCTCGTCCATATGCTTCTTCATGGCTTTGGACTCATCCTTACGGGCTTTCTTCTCCATGCCAACCTCTCCATAAGCTGCACCTTCGGCACGCTTTTTGCCGTAACCCGCCTTCTCCATAGTCTTCACGTTATGTGACATTCCCTTTGGAGTAGCTGCCTTCTTTCCTTTCTCAAGCTTCATTCTTAGGTTCTCCTATTACGCCATCGTTGTTTAAGTCTGCGTGTAGCTTCTCTTCTGCCCAGGCAAGAACTTCATTTGACATGTTCTTTAATAGGTTTAATAGGAAGTCTGCAATCTCGGGTTCAAGGGATTTAAGCTCGCGCTCAAGTATGGGTTGTAACATAGAACTAAATAGGCTCATGGCGTTATGTCCTTATAGCGATTCAATCATATGGTCGATTTCGAGTATTGCGCCCTGTGTGTTTGCAATCTCTTTCTTTAAGTCTTTGGCTCGCTCCTTAAGCAAGTCTAGGTCTACTTGGCTTGTGGTTAAGGTGCCGGCCAAAGAATCTCTGCGTTTCTGCAATACATCCAATGTAATCACGCCTTACTCTCCTTGTAAAAAAGCGCTCATTATAAACGCTTGTTATCTAAAAGCTCTTTTAAGTCACCAAGGGCATCATAAACCTTGCGGGTTAAATGAAGCTCTTGTATGGCCTCTGGCTCTGCACTCGGTACGCAACGCTGCAAGTACTGTTGTCGTCCCTCGACAAATGCCTTCCAAAGCTCATGGTGCTGGTCAACGATTCTCATCTCTAATTCCTCACAATTAACAATGTGAGGGTATTATTACTCATATCTTAATATCTGTCAATATTTATATCTTAATATGCAATGCCTTTCTTTTTTCCGTAATTAGCCTTACTCTGTGCGGGTAGGTCACGGCAAGCACCTGCTTCTTTAAAAATGCGAACCTCTTGCTTTTTCTCACGGTCAAGGTACACGTTGTTGCGAGTAGACAAGTAACCGTCTGGCTTATCAGATACGTATTTAGCGCCCATTATTTTTTTCTCCTTTAGGTTTGGGGAACTTCATTTGCTTTTTAACGGGTTCGTGCAAATGCTTCTCATGCTTCCCGTAGATGTCCTTCTCTGGGGTCTTGCTTGGCTTCTTATTCACTCTTGCCCTCTCCGGTCTCAAGTCTGGCTAGTCTCTCGTTAAGCTCATTCACTTGTGCATTAGCCCCGAAGTGCTTAGGCCATCTACGCTCAAGCAACCAGGCATCAGCTTGCCATCGCTCAGGTTTAGCAGCAATCATATCGGTGTGTTCCATGACTTTTTGCATTTCTGCCCTCTTTATAGACTGCAAAAAGGCTGCATGTTCTGAGTCAATATTGTTATCCAAATCTCTCACGCCTTCCTCTAACCAGTAGAATAAAGTACGCTCTGAAATGCCGTTAGCTTCTGCTGCTAACTGGTAAGGTGCGCGCCTTGAAATAGCGCTGATGATGTCTGCACATCGTTCAGGTGTGAATTTGCTGGGACGTCCAATTGTCTCAGGTTCTGGCTTAATAGAGTTTTTGCCCATGTCACTAATCCTTTAGTGTGTTTGGTGTAGATACCAAGATATCTTACTTCTTTTTGTCCTTCAATACGAGCATCACAATAAACATAACGGCTGCTTCAAAGCCATCAGCCGATGCCATTAAGCCGTGAAACTCGTTAGCATCGATGTTGCCATCACTTAAGGCTTTGATAAGGTTAGTAATGAACGTAATAAAACACAAAATTGTTGGAACAGAAAGGGCTACGTGAGGATTTTTTTTAAAATAGTTCTTCACCTTGTTCATATCCACCTCTAATCATGGTACTAATTCAAAATGTACGGTGTCATTAAAGGTCTGGTCGTTGATGTCTTTGTCACCGTCCCAATCGCCACCGTAGCGCACATCATGGGTCATCTTGCCTTCATTCTTAAGCATTTGAGCCACGCCTAGCACATATCCACCAAACCAGTACATGCGCTTAGTATTGTTCCAGTCAATAGGATAAGGAGCAACATCGACAGCCATTGACGGGCTTTTGTTATGCTTGCCATTAGGCCATTTAAGTTTGGAATTGCCAGCAGCGAACGCTTTATTTTGGTCAGCCTCATTTCTAAATCCCTCTATGATAGTGCAGTCAAAATACTTGATTACTTCACGAAACAAAGTTTGTAGGTCGGGGTGACAGGTAAATAGTTTTTGTTGTGAAGCAGTGCTTAATTTTGGCATGTCGTAATCCTTTGCGAATGTTTTATTTAAATCATAGCACAGGATTAAAAACTAGCTCGAAGATTTTGCAATGTCCGAGCTAATCCACCAACAAGGAAGCAATCATGAATAAACGGAAATTAATAATAAATAAAATCAGGAGAGGAGATAACGCTCGATGATTTCCTTACCATTAATCCAACCATAGCAGAATTGGCCATCAAATCCAACGGTTTTCATCCGCTCAATCCATATTATTTGGTTCGCCCAAGACTCTGCCTTTTGTGCTGATGGCGGGTATTTCATGGCGCGCTTAACCTCTAACCAAAGCCCTGCGTATTTACCGCTTTGGCTTGGATAGGGAATAAACAAGTCACTCACACCTGGGCGTAATCCTTGCAGCTTTAAGTTCCACGTTTGCGCCTCTGTTCGTTTCCCCTCGTTGTTGTTCTTACAAAAGAAGTCCTTAAGTTGTGGATGAAGGCTCAACCACTTTACTAGCCACCTTTGTTCCTGGTTCTCGGTGGGTATTGATATGCGTTTGGTCATCCTTAACCTCGTCATTACCATATAAAATCTTCATTAGCGCCATGACTTCCTGTCTGTCGCGTAGATTAACTGGCTGTACTTTGCTCTTTTTTTTCATCGGCTCGTTTTCTCATATAGATTTCTTGGGCTTCGGACAATGGCATACTCTTGGGTAAAAATCCTTTCACCATCGTAAGCCACGCCACAAACTTTTTTGCTTCCGTTCCTTCCAATACCTTGGTCATTTCCTTTGCCTCTCTGGATAGTATTTAAGTTGCTCGACCATCTCTTCATAGCACTTGATGGCCTCTTCTATTTTCTCCTCTGGAGGGGCTTCTAACACTTCCCTACAATGTTGCCGTAGAAATTCTATGTCATCTCCGCCATGTCCATCAGAAACCTTTTTTATCAAACCACATAAATAATTCTTGCGGGCTATCCATAGTCCACGGTTCATTAGTCACCTTGCCAGTTTTTATATATCTTTGTAGGCTTTCCATTTCCGCTACGCCCTTGCTTTTGCGGTGTGCGATTAGCATCAGGAGCATAACCTGCTTTCTCAAAGTACTTTTTTTGGTCACGCATGTTTAAGAATCGGTTACGCTCATACAAATATTTAACAGGCAAAATCATCGTTTGTTCTTCGGTAATGGACATCAAATAGTCTCGCCATTCGTTATAAACGGCTTGGTCAAAATCACGTCCACCAACTTTTATCTTTTTCTCGTCAAACTCTTTGTAAAATATGCCATTGCAATTAATCTTTGCCTCTTCAAGCTTTTCCTGGTACTCGGCCAGTCGTTCTTTAAAGGACTTTAGCTCTTTAGAAATGGGGATTTTAGCGGGTGCGGGTAGCTCTTTTGGTTTTGCGTTAAAAGACTCTAGTTGCGCCCAACATTTATCAGGAAACAAAGTAAATTCACTTTCTGCTTCTCGGTAAGCGTCTCGCGCTTTGGCTTGAACTTCCGTCTCTTTGCCGTTGGTTAGAGTCCAAGAACCTATTTTGTCATACATTATTTTTACAATAGGGTGGCTAAAATCCCTAGCTATAAGCATCTTGATTGCATCTTCACGCTGTAAAAAACCAGAGTGCCTTTTGCATAAATCCTCAAATTGCCCAAATGTAGGTGGGTAATCGTTAAATGTGGTTAATGCGCTCTTAGCTGCTAAAACAAGGGTTTTATAATCAAAGTGCTTTAGGTCTTCAAACCAATCATCAATACACATTTCCCAATCAGGGTTAGCCCCTAATCGTGTCGTCCAAAGCGTTCCGTATTTATTAGCAAAACGGGCAAATAATCGGACAATGTTTTCTCTGCTACAGGTAGTTTGCAGTGAAGTTACCGTGTTCATCGTAATATCCATCAGTAGGTGCCTTTTTATATTTAGCCATTGTGTTATGGAAACTGTCTGTTGATTGCTGCTTGGAAGTGGCTCCCCTTGGTCTCATGTCTAGCTCATCGTTCCAGCGTTCTTGGTTAATGTAAGTTAATGGGTTAGGTGCAAATCCTGCTACCCACTTACGGTCATTCAGTAGTTGAAGACCTACCTTTGCGATTATTTCATCGGCTATGTTGTCTAGCCCTAAACGCTTCCATTTTTGTGCGCATGTTTTCTTTGCTTCTTTTACAGGATAGAGAGACCAAAATTCTTCAAAACGCACACTTTCCCCTTTGGGGGATATAGGGGGTTTGTTAGGTTCATCTTTTAGGTTCTCTCTTTTAGATTCAGTGTCCCACATTTGGGACTGGTCACCCGTACCACATGTGGGACTGGTACCGGTACCACATTTGGGACTGGTGCCACTATTGGTACTGGTAAATTCTGATACAGAATTGTCCACATAAGTAAGTTGCATGACAGGTATTTGTCCAGACCTTCCTTTGAACTCGCCAGAATAAATAAGCAGTCCTTTGTCAATTACTGATTGTCTGGTTTTCATTATGGTTTTTCGGTCGTAACCTGTGTCAGCGCAAAGTCGCTTGATGGATGGCCAGCATTCATGAGATTCACCTGCGCGGTTTGCGCAAGCCATGAGAAAGAATTTTTCAGTGGAATTTACTTGTTTTTTAGATAGGCGCCATGTGGCAAGAGTAGCTTCTACACTCATAGTCTAATTCCCTTTAATTTTGTGAATAGCACTCCATGTGCTTAGGGATATTATAGATTGTGAGAGGATATATATTAAAGAAATGTTGTCATAGGGATCGTTCATGACTATAATTGCCTCATGTGTATGGACGCACCTAGCCGTTAACATGCCAAACAATGGCGTCCGGTTTTCATAATGCACGATTGATAGTCTTGGCGGAGTACAATCATGCGCGATTTCAAAAGTTCCAGCAGCTTGGAACATGAAGTAACTAGCTGCTAAACCCTTCTTAAAATTTACTTTCACAATCCTAATCTAAATCAAACAAACATAAAAGTCTTTTTTGATATCTTGATATTATTTTTTGTTTTTCTATTGCAATTGATTTATCGTTCGTGATACATTTGTATCCATGATATCAAGATACATTAATACAGAGGCTAACATGACTGCAAAAAGAAAAAAACAACCTGATGACAGAGCCTTTCACATGAGAATGCCTAGAAATACATGGCTTCTTCTTAAGAAAGCAGCATTGATTTCAGAAATAACTATGGGTGAGTACGTTACGAATTTAGTAGAGAAACAAAGAGTAAAGCTAGCAAAAAAGATGGATGTTTTAGGTGATTTCGCAGATGTAGAATAGTTGTAAATAAGTAGGTCTGAGGCTTTAGGTTCGCACCCCAAAACCTCGGTTGTTCAAACAATACTTTGATAGGTGAATTATATGAACGCATTAAGTTTAGCGTACTCTAACGCGCAAAAGCAAGAATCATGGAGTGATGACCCGTTTGACATTAAGGGTTTTGTTACAGGAGTAACGAAGATTTTAGACCACGAACGTAATCTTAGAGACTACGCTTTGGAGATGGTTGCAAACTTTGGAAAGTTCAAAAGCGACCATTACGAGCTTAACCTCGACATGCTTTCAACGTCATACCAGCTTGAATTTGCACGACTCTATATAGAATCTATAGACCGTGAAATTGAATGGGCTTGCTATGGTGATGACCAAACACTTAATAGTGATTTTCTTTGTGCCATGCTTGCCATGCTTAAAGATTCAAACCCTAAAACTCGTGCCAAGTTCGCACAAGTTACCACTGTAAATATCCTTACTTACTACAAAGACACCCTAAACAATTTGCTCGATACCGCTTGCGAAGATTTCTATAACAACGAAATGGAGAACGCAGGTTATCAGTGCAACCAAGATATGGAGCATGGGGATTTCTATTGGAGTAAGCGCTAATGCAAACCCACATAATCAATGGCAATAAAGCCCATGTGTACTACGACCAAGACCGCGCATTTTGGAATTGTGCGCCTTGGGTTGCAACTTGGGACGGCTACGATGGCGCACCAATTGACTATGAAACGCCAAGCCGTGACCCAATTGGGGAAGGTAGCAGCGCACAAGAGGCATTGGATGACTTGCTGGAGAAATCAGAATGATTGAGACATTCAGCAAGTATGAATATGAAATCTTTGAGTACCCCGATTACGATTACCCGATGCAAAAATATTACTACTACCGCATTTATGACGATAGTGAGCAAGGGTAAATAGAGTCAGACAGCAACATGTTTGAAGGGGCGCAAGAAGCCAGGTTTGCAGCGGTCGGGCATATTTTACAGTTGATAAAAGAGGGGTTTGGCAAATGATTAAAGACTACATAACGCCAGCAGAACGATTGAATTACAAGAGGAACAAGACGTGGAAAGAACTACTTTGGAACAGGTCAGAGTTTGGGTACAACATCGAATTGACTACTGGGAAAATGTTGTTGAAGCACACCCCAATGACTACGAAACGTTTACAGACATTGGTGAAACATGGCGAACAGGTCTTGAAAGAGGTAAAGACAAGGGGATGCTGGACGCTTTCCACATGGTCATGGAATGTATAAATGGTCAGCGTAGATGAACACTTTATGCGCCTGGTTGTCGGGCGTATAGCGGGTTTATCTAAGTCCTTAAATGGACATAATTAATGTAAATGTTAGGAGAAGTAAAGTGGCGTTAAAAGCAAAAAAACCTTTGGTGTCTGAGTGCAGAATGAAAGCATTGTTTTATGGTTCTGCTGGTGTCGGCAAAACGTATGCTGCGATTCAGTTCCCCAAGCCCTATATTATTGATACTGAGGGTTCAACCAACAAGCCACAATATGTACGCTTGATTGAGAAGTCAGACGGTGCGGTGCTTATGACTGTAGACTTTGACGAAATGATTAATGAGGTACGTGAATTGTTAACCACAAAGCACGACTATAAGACATTAATCATTGACTCGCTCACTTTGTCATACAATGACTTGCTTGAGAAAGCGGAGCGCAAAGTAGGAACTGACTTTGGCCGTCATTACGGTGAGGCGAACAAACGTATGAAACAGCTATTAAATTTGTTGTTTCGTTTAGACATGAACGTCATCATTACTTCTCATAGCAAAAATGAATACGGACAAAATTTAGCGGTATTGGGTCAAACATTCGATTGTTACAAGAAATTAGATTATCTTTTTGACCTGGTGTTTGAGATTCAAAAGCGCGGAGCCCATCGTGTGGGCTTAGTTAAGAAGTCACGCTTTGAGACGTTCCAAGATACCGACACGTTCCCGTTCTCTTATGAAGAGATTGCAGACCGTTACGGACGCGCTGTAATTGAGCGTGAAGCAGTAGCCCAGGAATTAGCTACACCTGACCAAATTAAAGAGATTGAGCGACTTGTGGAGTTATTCAAGGTAAGCGAAGAGACCACGCAGAAATGGTTAGATAAGGCCAATTCTGACACATGGTCAGACATGCAAAAAGATTCGATTCAAAAGTGTATCGATTTCATGAAATCTAAAATACAAGGAGAATAAAGTATGTTTCAGTACGATGTAATGAGCGAGCAGGAAGCAATGGCTGAACGATTTCAATTAATGAAAGAAGGCATCTATGAGGCGGTTATTACCGCTTCACAAGATACCACGTCCGCCAGTTCCGGCAACCCAATGATGGACATGACCGTTACTTGTTATGATGAAGCGGGCAAGCCCCATGACATTAGGGACTTCTTAGTGTTCACCAAACAAATGATGTGGAAAGTCGTACACTTTGCGGAATCTGCGGGTATTCAAAAAGAATATGCAGAAGGTAAACTTTGCTCTCAAGTTGCTATTAACAAGACCGTTAAAGTAAAAATAACTGTAGAGACTGGTAGCGAAATACCCCAAGATAAGTTAAAAGGCAAACCGATGGGTTCAAAGTACCCAGACAAAAATAAGGTAGAAGACTACCTACCCAAAGGCGAACAAGGGGCGAACGGTGTACCGAATGGCGATACACCACCACCGTTTGTTGATGATGATATTCCACCATTCCTATAAGGTGAACGATGGGTTATTTAAAAGGTTTTGGAGTAAGCGCACTTGTGATGGTTTTTCAGCATCACTTCCCACTGTCAGGGTGGGAGTGTGTGCTCTTAAGTTTTGGAGTTACGGCAATAATTATCTAGGGAGTCAAACTAATGAATTTCTGCGAAGCGATGGAAGCGCTTAAAAATGGGGCAAAAGTTACCAGAAGCGTATGGAAAGGAAGCCTATATTTCATGATGCAGGGCGAAGTGGTTCTGTCTTACCAGCCTAGATTTTTAGATTACACCTACGATGAAAGCATTATGGTTTCTGACGGGTGGTTTATTGAAGGAGATACCCAACCGCTTACCTTTTGCAAAATAATTCCATTTTTAAATGATGGGAAGCGTGCGCAAATGGAAGAGTGGACGGACTCTTACATATTCATGGATAAGACCACGGGCAAACTGGTACTTCATATGATGGACAGTTTCCCCTTCGTTCCTGAGTTTGATTCGTTTATGGCAACCGATTGGATTGAAGAATGATACCATTTAAAGATAGAACGTTTTGCGCCTCACCCAAATGCAAGAATGAGTGCGGGCGCAAGATGACAAAAAAAGAAGAAGAGCAGTTGGAAAAAATGAACGAAACCCAATGGGTGGGTGTTATGCAGGGATATTTTTGTGGTGAACCAGAAGAGGGAAACGAATATGATTGATTGCAAGGAATGTTGTGAGTACGCGCAGTTAATATTTTCAAGAGGGGAAATAATGCAAGACGAAATCGAAAAACTTGCACTAGATAGGCATGTATTAAAAGGGTGTGATAATTCAATACTCGATGAATCAAATGTAATTAAATTTAATATTACAACGCCAGAATTTCGCAAAGGGTTTATTTCTGCTATGCGTTGCGTTTTAGATATGGGAAAAGGTTCTCACACTTGCCATTCCCTTTTAGCTGTTGTTGAGTCTATAATACATTTAAATGAAAGTGGAAATTTTTTTCCTGATACCCTCATCAATGAGGGAATCAAACAATTATGAGTAAGAAAGATTTGGTTATGTTTGCATGTCCACCATACCTTGAATTTAAAGAAGCACCAGAAGACCAACCAGGAAGCGCTTTATTTGATTGCCCGCACTGTGACGGAAAAATGTGGTTATCAGAAAAGAAGAAGGGTTATTTAATGCTTTCAACTTGTCTTGGTAAAAATATTTTTTTTGCTTGCTATCATTGTATTTTAAAAATCGCACAGAAAGACAAAAAAGATTTCTTAGAATCAAAAATAATAAGAATATAAATGAATCAAGCATGGGAATGTCCCAAATATGGACGAGTAAACGCATCATTTAATCCGTCTTGTTTTTGTAAGCCAGAGGACGAAGGGTATTTAATACAACACCCCAAAGACGGAAAACCATCAGAGCATCTCATGGACGCCGCAAATTATCTTGCCGGAAGCAAACAAACAAAAGTTAATTGGCCAAAAGACGAGTGCCTTATTTGTGGAATGAATCACAACCCAGGGCAGCATTGCGCTACCATTCAAAATACCTTGCCACCAAACGGAGAATTTATTTAAACCATTTTGTTACGGCCAACAAAATGGTAAACGGATTTTATTTAACAAGGATATATGAATGCAAAATAAATCAGATTATTTGCCACAAAATTTGAAATCACCAACCCTACAAAAGAAATTAAAAAATGATTAAACGACTAATTTGTTTTTTGTTAGGCCATCATTTTGGCGGTTACGAATTGCCTAACGAACAACGTTTGCCCGACAGGTTTTTTTGCACCCGATGCAAAAAGTTAAATCCAACTTATGAGGGATGGTTTTAATGAAATATGACCAATATAATTTTTTGCCGTTAATTGAGAGGTTAAAAGAGCCTGGTTATCTTGACCAGTTCTTACCTTTATTTGAAAAAACAACTCGATATAAAACCATTCCCGATATGATTAGAAAAAGACTTGGTCTTTATGATGGCAAAGTTTGGACATAT